AAAGAGAGTATACAATTGCTCCGGTAATAGTGTCTGGGAAAAGAATAAGAACGTGCATACAAGTGAATGGAATTGTCCTTGTATTTTATCTTCATACCTTGAACTAGAACTAAATGCAAGTCAATTCAAAATCAGAACTGGTAAGCATATTGAAGAAAGACCGGGGTGTATAAATTTTAGTATTCTCGGAAGAGGTGAGGACAATATGAAATACAGAAGTGAGTATGTTGTATGGGATAGGAAGATGGAAGAAAGAGATAAGTTAGCACAGAATCTAAGAAGATTATTTCCTGACCTCTGTATAGCAATTGGTGGTGAGACAGGTTTAGATATCTCTCCTAAAGGACATGACAAGTCTCAGATATTACAGGACTTTGAGACTCATGATACTATAACTTTCTTCGGAGACAAGACTTTTGTAGGTGGAAATGATTATAGTATTGCTCATGCTATTATAAATCAAAAACTCGGTACAGTTCATCAAGTCAGTAATTACAATGAAACTTGGGAGATTTTGAAGTCACAGTATACATAGTTATAATACTATAAGTAATATGGAACCAGATGACAAGGACACATTGATCCCGGTAATAAAGAACCCGTACAATCTGGGGTCAGAAAATGAATGGTATGACTGCGACGGTCTAGACTATGAGATTGATTACTTTGAACTAAAAGATGAAAACACAGAGTGCAAAAGCGAAGGGTAGGAGACTACAACAGTGGGTAAGAGACATGCTCATTGAACATAGGAATGTACACCCCGAAGATATTGAGTCAAGAAGTATGGGTGCAGGTGGGGAAGACTTGATTATGGCAAGAGATGCTAGACAAAAGTTTCCTTTTAGTGTAGAATGTAAGAACCAAGAGAAACTCAATGTTTGGGATGCATATCAGCAGGCAGTTGAAAACTCTGGGGACTATGAACCTATTCTTATCATGAAGAAAAATGGAAAGAAACCATTGGTCGTCTTGGACGCGGAAAACTTTATCAAAACCGAATACTGACATGAGTGACTGGCGTTATTCAGATGAGAGAATGAAACTAAGACAGGAGGTATTTCTTGCTCTCAGTTCATACTTAGATCAGCACTGCAGACATGTCTATGAGTTTTGTAACATTTGGAGTGAACTAGGAAATCCATTTGATAAATCTATAGAGGATGCTTTCCAAGATTACTTATTACAAAATTTAGAAAACTCTTATGCAAAAACTAATTAATGTACTCGCTGTTTCGTCTTTCATTATATCTGGTGCCGTTGTCGGTAGTGGTGTATACGTATATGTCAACAGAGCGTCCATACTTGATGGAATTAAATCAAAAGTTATGGAAAGTGTTACTGGATCACTTCCCGATGTCCTAAGTACAGACGGTATGATACCATCTTTACCTGATGCCACAGGACCTGTTTTACCTTCCCCCTTATAATCCTATATAATATACATTAGGAATTGTTATGGCAGAAGTAAAAGAGAAATCGAGAGGTCCTTTAGGCAAGTTCAAAGAATTTGCTGAAGATAAAGAAGAGCAACTGGAAATACTTGGTGCAATGGTTCGTCTTGGTGTAGTGATTTGGAGTGGATTTATAATCACCCTAAATTATGTTGAACTTCCTATAGTAAAAAAACCTGTAGGAGCATCATCCGATATCACTTTCGTGGCTTCGATTTTTACAGGGGCATTAGCTACTTTTGGATTGTCTACGGGTAATTCTAAGAAAAATAATAACACAATAGAACCTAAGAAGTAACATGGATCAAGATGAAGCGATGTTTGGGGCGGAACCCAAAGTAAATAAAAAACGAAATTTTTGTATCAACATAAAATGGATATCTTTCGGTGTTGTTGGTAGTCTTTTTGCTGTGTCACATATCGGAATGATTGGACATCTTGCTACAAGAAAAATTGAACCGACATTACCATTAATAAATCCACCAGTGGGTCCATACTCATCATATAAAGTGAGTGTATCTAAGGAGGGATACGCTATTTCATATAAAGCAAACGATCCTAAGACTGCATTTATTACTAAAGACATCAAAGAGAAGGGTGGTTTCTTAGGACTAGCAAATGAAAATACTCAGATCACAGAAGAGTACTTCATGGATGGTCAGACTAATCAGGGTGGTTCAGTATCAAATCATAGATCTTGGTTAGATAAAAAAACAAAAGCATTAGAAGATGATATAAATTCTTCCACACAAAAAAGTGAAGCATGCGTTAAAGCAATCGGGTCAGCAGAAGGAACGGGTAGACTCGTAGGTACTAGCGTTGGTGCAGCAGCAGCACCTACTCTTAGTGGTATACCATTTGTAGGATGGGTAGCAGCAGGATGGGTAGCAATGTTCGGTGGTAATCAAGGTGCTGAAATGGGTGGTAACATGGCAGAAGACTTGAATAAAAATTGCTAATTACTTTCCAATATGAATATTTTTTATGATGATCGTATAATAAAAAGATTACATATAGAATTAACTAATGCCTGTAATTCTAAATGCCCACTGTGTATAAGGACAAACTCACCTGCAGTAGAAAAAATCAAGCACCTAACTCTTGATGATATAAAAAAAATAAACTATAAAAATTTATCTTTCATACATTTTTGTGGTAATTTTGGTGATCCAATGTTATGTCCAGAAATTCACGAGATATGTGAATATGTATTTGAAAAAGGATCGCGTATTAATATAAACACAAATGGAGGCATGCACGATAAAAAATTTTGGTATGACTTTGGTAAACTCTTTAGTGAAAAGACTAGATATACAGAGAACACGGTAGTTTTTGATATTGATGGTTTAGAAGATACTAATCACATCTACAGAGTTGGTACAAATTTTAAAAAAATAAAAGAAAATGCACAATCCTTTATAGATGGAGGAGGACGTGCTGAGTGGGAATGGTTGATTTTTAAACATAATGAACATCAAGTTGAAGAAGCAAGAGATATGGCGATGCAAATGGGTTTTAAAAAATTTGAAATAAAAAAACCAAGAAGTAGAGGTAGAGATAAAAATGAAAAATACAAACATATTAAGTTAGAATATACTAAAAAAGTCTCTGACATGGAAGGGAATGAGTATGATTTTGATAATTGGTTTAAATCTAAAGAAAGTATTCCTGTGGAATGTAAGGGATCGACTAGAAAAAAACTTTATATATCGTGCGATGGTGATGTGTTTCCATGTTGTTGGTGGGGTTCATCATATATGCAAAGTAAGCATAATCTGATAGAATCAATGGTGCCATCACTAATAAATTTTGACAATAACATCAGAACAAACTCATGGGACAATATAGTAGAACAATATAGTTTGAAAAGAGATGAAATGAAAAATTTATTTGAGAATAGATGTGTTAAAGAATGTAATAATCAGTGTGGTAATACAAAAAAGGGTTTAAATAGAATAACATTATTTGATAATCGCCCGAAACTTGAAACTAAATGAGTATTTTTTATGATGATGGTGTAATAAAAAGATTACATCTAGAATTATCTAATGCCTGTAATTCTAAATGCCCATTATGTCCGAGGACAGGAACACCCGTAGTAGGTAATTCTGGAATCAAGAACTTAACTCTTGATGATATAAAAAAAATAAACTTTAAGAATTTAGAGTTCATGCTTTTATGTGGTAACTTTGGTGATCCAATGTTATGTCCAGAAATTTATGAGATATGTGATTATATAATTGAAAAGGGTGTGGATATTTCTATAAAAACAAATGGAGGCATGTATGATAAAAAATTTTGGTATGACTTTGGTAAACTATTAAGTAAGAAAAGTCATTATTGTGACAGTAAGATAACATTTGATATTGATGGTTTAGAAGATACTAATCACATCTACAGAGTTGGTACAGACTTCAATAAGATAAAGGAAAACGTACAATCCTTCATAGATGGAGGGGGACATGCTGTGTGGCAATATATGATTTTTAAGCACAATGAACATCAAGTTCAAGAAGCAGGAGATATGGCGATGCAAATGGGTTTTAAAAAATTTGAAATAAAAAAACCATCAGACAGAGGTAGATATAAAAAAGAAAAATATAAACATCTTATTAAGGATATTGAATTAAAATATACTGAAAAAGTCTTTGACATAGAAGGGAATGAGTATGATTTTAATAAATGGGTTCACACTAAACAGAAAACTCCTGTGGCATGTAAAGGGTCAACTCAAAAAGAACTTTTTATATCATGTGAGGGCGATGTCTTTCCATGTTGTTGGTGGGGCACGGCATATATGGAAAGTAAGTATGATAATAATGAAAATATGATATCAACACTAACAAATTTTGATAATAATATCAGAACAAACTCATGGGATAATATAGTAGAACAATATTATTTGAAAAGAGATGAAATGAAAACTTTGTTTAAATATGGATGTGTCAGAGAATGTAATAAACAGTGTGGTAATAAACGAAAGAGTGAAACATATAGAAAAATAATATTGTTTGACAGATATCAATCTACCGTGTAAGCATAAATATGGAAGTACCTGAGATTCAAATAAGAGGACTAGCGATACCATCTGTGCCACACACAC